CGAGATACTTGCGGGTATTCTCAAGAGTAGCTGCCATTACTGAACGCTTGTTACCTTGTAGACCTTCTAACAGGGCCTCTTTGGTTTCCGACCAGCGTGACTCTAGTAATTGTGACATATTAAATTCTCCTTAAACTTTAAGTCCCGCAAGCCTGCGGATGTCAAATATTTCAGCAGTTTTTTCTTCACTGCTAATTTGGGGTGCCTGTTTATTGCCTGTAACTTCTGTTGCCTCTGTTAGTGTTGTCTTTTTGACAGTTGATCCACCGTTCATTACTGATGGTAGGTACTTGTCGTATGCATTACGTAGTTTGTCTGTTTGTACAGACTCGAGTAAACTGCTCATAACTTGACGCTTATTGCCAGCTAATGGGCCTAGCAATTCGCTCATAACTTCCTTGCGAGCGGCCATGTCCTTAGCGACACGTAGTTCAGCTTCTTTACTTTCAACTAGTTTTTGTGTATCTGCTACAATCTTTGCTGCTTCTTCTAATTCTGATTGCTTGATAGCAACTGCTTTTAGAAGTTTTGCAGTTTCTGATTTTTCATTTAGATGACTTGCAGCGTACTCGCTGGCAAAACTTTCAAAAATTCTGCGACCAAAATCATTCTTACGTGCTGCTTCAATGTCCTCACGTAGCTGTGTCATTTCAGAACGTAGTCCTTTTTTGACTGTTTCTTCAATGATCTTTACTGAACGTGTGATAAAATCTTTCTTAATCTGTTCAAATTTTGCCTTGCTCTCGCGAACTAAGCGTACCTTTGTTTCAGCAAGGTCTTTCTTGTCTGCGTGGAATTCTGCAATTTCTTTTGCTAGAGCGTCCACAATAAAAGATTCTAATTGAGTTACATTTGCTGCTACACGTTTACGATCATCGTGAAGTTCTGCAATTTCTTTACGCAGATTATTGAATACAAATGACTCCATAGCAACTGCATCTTTTGTCATTTTTTCTGCGTAACGTGCTCTTGCATCAATAAGGCCTTGACGATCTTCTGCGAGTTCACCTAGCTCTGCCTGTAGGCGGTCTGCTAGCATACTTTCTACAGCTTCTACCAATGCTGTCTTGTCATGCTCGTACTTTTGAGCAAATTCTTCACGTAATTGTGCTGTGACTTGATCACGGTTTTCTTGAATTCTGCTTTGCCAAGCTGATTCAATTTCCGACTTGATTTCTTCGGAAATCACATTGTTTTCAAACAATTGTTTTACGATGTCTAGCATGTGATTCTCCTACTGTTATTTGAGACCTCTGATGATTTTCACCAGATTCTCTGCTAGGTATTTTTGTGCCTTTGGGTCGCCTTGAACTTCTTGTGCTATTTTTAATGCCTTATATCCACCTTGATTATTCATCAGATGTTCGTAAACTGGTGTAGGGTAAGCGCCGGGTGCAGAAGGTTGGGCGACAACGTCTACAGTTATTATTTCAAAACCTTTAACGTTGCCGCCATCATCTACTTCGCCTGATCCTCTTGAACTTACACCTAACTTCACTCCCGACGTGAGCATAGTTTCAATCAATTTGCCCATTGGTGTTGGGAGAATTTTAAGTTTTCCGTAGCCGTTAGGACCGTCCATCCACATCTTTGTGATCATGTGTGAAACACGATCAAGATTGATTTTTAAATCCGACGGATGATCAACTTCACCTAGCACTGAGTATCCGCCAGAGATCTGTTCGTTGAGCGTTTTGACAGCCCTGCCAATCTCGTAGGATGAATAAACTCGCTGGTTTTGGTTACGGATATCCCCTTGAATGCAGATACCGTTAAGGTGCAAACTTTTATTCGCACCTTCACCCTCGTTCTCAAGAACAATCTTAGCCTGGTCAAAACTCAAATGTTCTGCTAGAGTTGTTTTCACCGTTTGATCCTATTATCTACGGCCACGGAAAAGACTTTGCTTGTTTTCAGCATTCTCTTTGGCACCACTCTTTTCAGCTCCATGCCCAGGCTCTTTCTTAGAAAATGCCTTACTTGCATTACCTGGAACTGTATTGATGTTGCCAGTATTCATATCCTTTGTCGAAGGATTTAGAAGCCCGCCTTTGGTGCTTGCACTCTCTGGCTCTACGTCTGCACGTAGAATGTTAGCAGTTGTGCCGCCCATGTCGTTCTTCATGTTATCAACTGTACTCTTGGTGTTTGTACCACTAGCTTCGCCTTTACCTTTCTTTTCAGCGCCATGTCCGTCGCTTACTTTTTCAACATATTCGCGTACTGTAGCTAGTTGTGGCTCTAGAGCGTCTTTCATTTCTTCGTCGTCGCCCATATCACCTTCTTCACCGCCCATGCCCATTGCATCAAACTTTGCTTGAAGTTCGTCAACAATAGCGTCTAGATCTTGGAATAATTCTGCTGGTTCTTTGTCAGACATTTCACCGTCTTCTGGGCCCATTTCGCCTTCTAAGTCGTCGGTTGGGTCACCACCCATGTCTGGCATTTCTTCGTCATCGCCTTCAAAGGCAACGTCTTCAAAACCTTCTTCCATGTCTTCGTCATCTTCAGTAGCTTCTTCTACTGCTTCTTCATCGTCGTCTTCAGTAGCTTCTTCTACTGCTTCTTCGTCGTCATCACTCTTAGCAGCTTCGTCCATTTCTTCATCATCTTTGCTTTCTTCTGCTAGTTCAGAGTCAATTAGACCTTCATAGATCTCACGAGATTTTTCTACAACGTACTCGTGGAATAGTTCTTCAGCTTTAGCTGTATCTTCGTTGATCAGATGCTCAAGCATCTGTTCTAATTTCTTATTATCTGCCATAGTTATATTCTCCTAAAAGATGGTTTGGCTGTCGTGCTTTTATTTAACACACAGTTTATAAAATGGCTTAAAATAGTAGTTTTTTGATCGTTTAGGAGAATTTAAATAGTTACTGGCGTAAATTGTGCATTAAATTCTTTATACGTTATGTGACGTAGATTTGGATGTTGATATCCTAATTGGTCTGGCATGAAAGACCCCTCTTCAACTACTCTGTAAAACTTAACGTTTCTAAACTCTTTAACAGTTTTTTCTGTTTGGCTTAACCAATTGCCGTGGAAAGTAGGGGCATCTTGACTTTTTTTATAGTTGAATGTGTCTGCGTATACATTATTAAATTTTCCGTTTAAACCGGCATAATCAAAGCCTAATATGTATATTGTTTGATAACCTTTGCTGGCTGCAAAATGTAGGGCTGTAGGTCCACTACTCCAACCTTTATGCGGACTAAAGAAGTTAACGTTGGCTTTAGTTTTTACACCTTTATTAGGATTAGTCCAAACTTCTTTGCGTTTGTGATAGCCTGCATCTATGATTTCGTTGATCATTTTAACATCAACTGCTATCAATACATCTGGTTCAAATTCTCGGTAAAGTGCATTACATCCGTAGATTACGCCGTGTTCTTTAAGTATTTTTGGATCTGCGTTTAACCTACTAATACCGTTACCTAGTACAAAGGCTATGTTATTCCTGTGGTTGGGCTGCTTCTGGTGGTGTGCCATACATTTGTCTAATAAATTCTAATTCTGATTGTTCTTCAAACTCGTGTGCTTCGCTTTGTTGGCGCAACATATTGATATCTCTAAAAGTCAAACGAAGTTTGCGAGTGTCTTTTTTCTCTAATACACTCTGATCACGATCGTTAAAATATCTGCGGTCAACTGCAAAGTCGTTGTGCTGATCGTTAAAATAAAAGAATTCTCTAAGAAGCATCTAATATTTACCAATTAAGCAGCAGGAGGTGTACCGGCTGTTTCTTCAGGAGCTGCTGTATCTGCTTCGGCTGCTGCTGCTAAATCTCCAGGTGCTTCTTCTGTCTGACCTGCTGCCTCTGCACCTAATGCACCCGGAGTAATACCAATACTACGCATCTGTCCGCTAGCATCTTGCGGTGCTTGCAATTGAGCACCATTTTCTTCTTTCCATAGTTTTTCGTTTTCACGAATTTCTTCTTCAGTTAATCCTAAGAATCTCTTCAGACTGAATCTCTTACTTAGATATGGTATTTCAACTATTTGTGCAAATATAGCTGCCCTTGTTGTATCTAGTTCAGCTTGACGATATGCAGCAAAGTTCTGTGGCTCATTAAACTTTAGTTCAAATAGGCTGCTGTCAATGCTGACACCATTATTCTCTAACCAAAGTTTAAATTCAATATCAAATGTTTCAACAATATTAGCCTGTAGGCGTTTGCAATATTCATTAAATCTTAATTCTTGGATGTAGGCAGTACCTACTTTTCCGTCTGCAAGAGTGTTAGGTGCTTCGTCAACGGCTGTTGGTAAGTAAGCACTAGGTATACGTAGAGCACGGAAAAGTTTATTAGTAAAATAACGTAGATCTGTGATTTCACCTAGATTAGTACCACCCGGAAGTGTTTCAACTTTTGATCCGCGACCTTCTGCTGTTTGTGGAAAAAAGTAATCTTCGCTTACACTTAACGGATTGTAACTAGCATCTATAACGTTTTGACCACCACCAGTTGATGAAGGAATACGTCTTTGATGTATTTCGTTTTTGACACGTTCAACAAAGCTCATAGCCATGTGTGCTGGCATATTACCCACGTCAACATAGAATATTCTACGCTCTGGCGCACGTTGAATACGATAGATAATAATAGCATCTTCAAGCAGTTCTTTCTGCTTATAGACTTTGAATACTGATTCTAACAGTGAATTACCAAAAGGATAGTTTTGATCTAGTCCTTCTGATAGACTAATGTGTACAACATGTTTGGCATCAACTGTAACTTCGTTTGTTTGATTATGAAAACGTGTACCGGGAGGTTGTGCAGCAGCACCTACAAAACCTCTGCCAAAGCCGCCGCCAGAGGTATAAGAACTTGTACCGCTTGGCGCTGTGTTTGTTGTAGCATGTGGTGTTGTCGCAATAAGATCTTTAAAATTAAAGTTTATATCTTTTACTACATATTGTTCAGGTATTTTACCTTCGCTTTCATTAACAATAATTTTTGTAACTTTGGCAGCGTCGATGAATAACCACTTCTTTGTTTCCGGATCTCTTAAAAAGAAACAGTCTCCGTACTTGAAGGAATTTCTTACTATACGAAATATTCTAGTTTCAAACTGTTGTGCTTTTGACCATTTCTGAAGGCTTTCTTTAAGAAGTTTTACTTCCGTAGCAGTAGGTTTACCTCTAAAATAAAAGTGAAACGGAGTAGCATTTTCTTTGTCTTTTTGAGTACAAAATTCTGCAAGGATGTCTAAGGCAGCATTAACTTCTGAATCCATGTCCATAGTATCATACTGCATGTAACGTTCAATACGATTTGGTGCTCCTGCATAAACATCAGGCAGAAAACTAGAATAGTTAGTACGAGCTGGACCAGGACGGCTCCCGCCGCTGATTGGACTAATTGAACCTGCTTGATTGTTTACCTTAACAGGTGTAAAATATTTTTTCCAACTCATGAAAAATTCCTATTAATACGGTGAAGAATATACATCACCGCTTAGATTCAAAGACTTCTGTACTCTCAACTGATCGCTATTAACATTAGCTATATTTTGGTTAATGTTGACTAATTGTTCTAATTTAGTATTTAATAAGTTCATTGGATCTGCAGATGTTTCTTGACCAGGTACTCCTGGTTCTTTAGCTCCTTCTTTAGCTGTTAGTGTTTCAAACATTAACTTTCGAGCGTTTGCTTCTTCTGTTTTGATAGCTGCTGTAGCCTCAGCCATTTTATCTTTTATTGCATCTGGTCCCGTCAAACCTGGGAGACTAGGTGCTGTAAGATTTGATAGACCTCCTCCCATCATTTGTTTCAGTTGAGGATTTGATTCTATAAATTTTCCAAATTCTTCTTTACTAACTTCTTTGCCGTTAACCTTAAACGACTGAGCAGAATTAAATTTATCTCCAAGAATTTTTTCTGCTAGTCCAGGCATTTCAGTGCCAACTGGTAATGTTCCGCCCATTTTTTGCATCATATCTACACCGGGCATTCCTTGTCCAGACGCCATTTTTTTAGCCATGTCCATCATTTGAGCAGCTTGAGGATTAGCTTTCATATATGAATCAAACTCTTCTTTGCTGACTTTTTTACCGTTAATTGTAAATTCTTCATTTGATTTTGCTACATTTGATTTTGCTTCACCAGGTGCCTTGCTCCATTCCTTAGGAGGATTTTTAAGCATTTCAGCAACTTTGTCTCTGTACATATGTGGCACTTGTCCTAAACTTGCTTTACCAATAAACACTGAATAGGCCCAATTTCTTATAGATGTTTCATCAAGTTTTGGTTTAACTTCAGTGTCTTTTTGTTCAGGCGGTTTAGCTGCTGTGCCACCGTCTACTCCCAGTAACATAGCACGTTCCTGTTCAACACGCTTTGCTACACCTTCTCTTACACTTTGTGAACTGCTCTTAAATCTTGACTGAACTGTCTGTGCCTTATAATCTTGAATAGCATTAATAATATCTTTGTCAGACATCTTACTTGCATCTTTATCTTTCAATGCCTTCATTATCACATCAGTGTTAGCACCATACTGGTTAGCTGTTGACATAATAGCTTCTTGAACACCGGCTCCTCGACCACTCATATCTAATCCAGCCTTAGATAGTTTTTGCATCTGAGGATCATAATGTGTGGATTTGGCATGTGTTGCCTGTGCCTGCGCAAACTCTTTAGTTGATCCTAATTCTTTCCATTTAGCATCAAACTCTTTAGATCCAACTGCCATACCGGCAAATTGTTTTGCGTATCCAGATTTCTCTAAGAATTTTTCTACGTCGCCTGTCTTACTTGATAATTGGAATGCACCGTAGCTCTTTCCGCCAAAGTCACCGTGTCCAGTTGATACTGTACCTGCTTTGCCACCCGCTTCAAAATGTGCAGCTACAGCACCGAGCCCTTGTATCTGACTACCGGCTGGCAGTTTAGTTGGCGCAACTGCAGGGCCAGGTGCTCCACCTGCTACACTTCTTTCTTTCTTAACATTGTCAAGTCTTTCCTGCGCCGCTTTTAAACCTTCAATGGCTGCTTTGCGTTCTTCATCTGTTTTAGCTTCTAATAATTTTTTCTCTGCTTCTGCCATTTGTTTTTTAGCAGCATCAGTTTCAATTCTTACACGTTGTTCTTCTCTAGCATTATCTATACGCTGAGCAAAGAAGCCGTTTTGTTGTCGGCTAAATGATTCAAGCATGGCCATAGGACTTGACATGTCAACATCAGTTCCACCTGCTGCTTTTTTCTTAGCATCTTCTTCTTCTTTGTTTAGAGCACCCATCTTTGACATATGTGCTTTTCGTTCTTGATATTCTCGTTGATCTTGTTTTACACCAGCAAGTTGTTCGTTTACCTTTTTGTCTCTTGATTCTTTATCGTTTTTAGCTGCCTGTTTTGCATCCTTAAAATCTTTGTCACGTTGTTTAGCTGCTTCGTCTCTAGCTTTAGCATCGTCCTCAACTTCTTTTTCCATTGCCTTGCCCATGTCGGCAAACTTGCCTAAACCGGGAATTTTTCCAACCACTTGCAATATACCGGACAATAAAAGTTTGAATCCGTCTATAAACGATCCAACGAAATCTCCAACATCACCAATGATTTTATTCAGTCCTGCCATCATAGTTTTAACACCAGCAGGTGATAGATAGGTTCTTAGGAAATCAAAACCGTCGCCGACATAGCCAAGCATCTTCTGCAAAAATTCTGACTTAGAAGCAATATCTCCAAAATATTTTACAATAGAACTTGCTATGTTTATTATTGATCCTAATATTTCTCCTAAAGCACCAAAATATCCAGATACTAGATCTGCGGCAGTCAATATAATTCTTTGAAATGTTTCTGTCCCGCTACCTAAACTTGTAAATGATCCAATGAGGTTCATTATAGGATCTACTAAAGACATTACAGCATTGAAGATGCCTTCGAATACCATAATAGCGCCTCTGACCGCTGCTGAGAAGATTGGAAATACTGTATCAACTAAACCTTGAATAAAATTAGATAGTCCGCCAGCTGATTCACTTAATCTTCCAAACATTTTACCTAGCGAGTCTAATACAGGACCTAGCATTGTCATCAACGCCGCGGATAAAGAAGTAATTACAGGCACCAATACATTCATTATTGGCGGAACTATAGCTTGTAACACTCCCATGAATGCTTGTACCGCAGGTATAACAAATGCAGAAATAATACCTACCACACTTTCTAACACTTGGCCAAAAGTATCAAGCATACCGGAACTAGCTAATAAAGATGTAAATGTGTTAGATATTTCAGCAATACGCTGTTTAAATTTTTCAATTTGTTCTGCTTGGTTAGCTTTCTTAGTAGCTTCAGTACCTTCTTTTTGTGCTTGGGCCCAATCTCCTGCAGTTTTAGAAGCTAGCTCGGCCATGCCTACATAGGCCTGACCCATTTCTGTATTGAATTGTCCTTGTGCTTTATATCGCTGAACATTCATTTTTGCTTCGCCAATAGCAGCATCTCTTGATCTATTCATTTGATCTTGACTGATCTTACCACCGGCTTGTAAAGTTCTACCAAAGGCCATTGCTTGATTAGCTGCCTGCGGCATCATAGCTGCAAATTTTACTGCTTCTTCACTGGTCACTGTACCAGTAGCAATCATATCTTTAATCGCTGCCTGTTGTTCTTTAGGGAAGCTAGTCACATAATTCATCATCTGCTTTTGAGATTCTGCATCCATACCTGCAACTGCTGCACGGAACTGAGCATCCTTCATCAAAGCTTCTTGTTCTTTTTGTTTTTCTTCTCTAGTTTGTCCAGTGATTTTTGCTAGAGCATCAAGATCTTTTAGGTATGACGCTGAACTTTTAGCAATTTGTGACGCTGTCATATTTTGCAAAGCACCGCTCTTGCCCATCAATCCAATGTAAGCAGCCATACCACTGTTTACTTGTTCTGTGCTATATCCTAGTCTTAATAACTCTGCACCGGCCTGTCCTGTTCTTAATTCTTTTGAAAGTTGAGCAAAACGTTTTGCGCCTGCTTCTGTAGTTCCACCAAGGTAGGTTAATGCTTCGCCATTTTTCTGTATGAGTCCGGCAAATTTTTCTAGGGTCATACCAGCACCGGAGGCGGCCGCTGTCATAGAATTTAAACTACCGCCAAAGGTAGCACCAACCTGCGCTGCTGTTTGATATGCACCTACTAAACGTTCAGCTGCTGCGGTGACTGCCATAAATGCCGCGCCAACTACAGCGCCAATTTTTCCAAATACTCCTGGTAAGCTACTTAAAGCGCCATTAACAACTCCAGCGGCACTACTAATACTATCGCCCATTCCAGCTAATTGACCAGCTAAATTCATAGCCGTGGTACCGAGTCCTGCAAGTGCTCCTATAGCTTTACCTGCTGCTGACGCTGCTCCTACTAACTGTCCGGCTGCAAAGCCAGCAGCAGCGCCTGCTGTTCCTAGGCCTTTACCAACCATAGTACCAGCAACACCAACAGCTTTTCCTAAGCCCATGGCTGCTTTACCAGCCATAGCCAACGATGCGCCCATGCCTGCGGCGGCACCTGCTGCGCCGCCCATTGCTGCTCCTGCACCACCACCTGCTGCCGCAGCAGGAGAACCTTTCTTATTTTGAGTCTGCACAGCCTTTTGTGTGGCCTGCATGACTTTCAAAATTTCTAATAGTGTTTCTTCTGAAGCGGCATTTTTGGCTTCAATTAAACCAATGCCAGGGATATCAATTTCAACTTTAGCGGCCATTAATTAAAATTCCAAGTAAAATGCGCATATAAATAGAATGCCATAATAGTATTTATTGGAGATAAAATCCATGGATAACAACCAAAACACAAAAAAACCAAACCCGCTAAGTGCCTACTTTAGGCAACCAAAGATTTATATGAAACTACCTTCCAAAGGAGATTATTATCCAGAAGGTGTGTTAGATAAAAGCTCAACGAATGACTATCCTGTCTATGCAATGACTGCCAAAGACGAATTAATGTTGAAAACTCCTGATGCTTTACTTAACGGTCAAAGCACAGTTGAAGTTATTAAGAGCTGTATTCCATCTATTCAGGATCCGTGGAAGATGCCCAGTATAGATGTCGATGCAAGTTTGATTGCGGTTAGAATTGCTACCTACGGCGAAACTATGGAAGTGTCAACTAACTGCCCTCACTGCGAAGAAGAAAATACCTATGGCATTAATCTAGTTGCTTGGCTAGATAGTCTCACAGCATTTCAATATGATCCAACAGTTCAGTTAGATCCGTTGGTTGTTCACATTAGACCATACACCTATAGAGAAATGACTGATACCAGTTTAAAAACTATTGAACATCAAAAGATTTTCCAAGTTATCAACGACTCAGATATGTCCGATGCAGAAAAATTAAAACAGTTTGGAGAAAGTTTTGCCAAACTAACTGATCTTACTGTAGATGTCGTAGCAAGATGTATTGCTAAGATTGAAACTCCAGACGGATCAACTGATAATGTTGCTCAGATCACAGAATTTTTACATAATGCACCAAAAGAAATCTTTGAAAAGATCAGCGGTCACATACAAGATCTAAAAAGTAAAATTGACATTCCTGCACAAAATGTCAAGTGTACCAGCTGTGAAAAAGACTTTGTCATGCCAGTAAGCATGGATCAATCAAATTTTTTCGCCGTAAGATCTTAAACCTACCCTTGCCGGAGATCTTACAAGAAGTTCAAAAGATGGATAAAGAAGCGAGGGATATTAAGAAAGAAGCTCTTAAGATGTGTTGGTACATGAGAGGCATGAGCTATGCTGAAGCCATGCACCTAAGTTACGAAGAGCGTATTATCATTGGCGAGATTATCAAAGATAATCTCGAAACCACTAAGAAAACTGGTCTTAACTTTTTCTAAAAAGGCTTAGACCTTCGGCAATTAATTTACCGTTATGCACGTAACCAGCTACCTGTGGTTGAGCAACAGGCGCTGCTGGTGCTTTCTTCTTAGCAGCAATCTTAACACCCTTCTTAGCAGCAGGCGCTGTTCCAGTAGCAGCTAAGTTTGGATTACCAGGTTTCGCTGTGTTTGTCTTACTAACTGCTGTATTAGCCGCTGCTGAAGCTGTTGGACCTCCGCCTAACTGTGCTGCCATTTGTCCTATAGCACCTGCACCGCCTGCTGCGGGTGCTGCTGTTGGAGTCTTTGTTGGAGCTTGAGCAATAGATTTTTGTAACAAAGTTAGTAATCTCTGCTTGCCTTTCTTGTCTAATTTGTCAATGTTAGCTTTCATTTGAGCATACATTGTTTGGCCAGCTTGACTTGCATTTTGATCTTGTGTTGCTGCTGCAACTTTATCTGCGGCTGTTTTTGCGGCACCTGTTAAATTAGCAGCAGGTGCTGTACCTGTAGGACCTGCTTTGTTTACAGCCTGTGCTGAAGGTTGAGCGCCTGCGCCACCACCTGCCTGTGTAGCTGCTGGTGCTGCGGCCTGAGCAGCTGGTGCTGTAGGAGCAGGACCACCTGTGGGTGCTGCTGCTGGTTTGCCTACGCTAGGTGCTGCTGCGGCATCATCGTCGCCAGCTAAACTTACAACATCCTTACCTGCTTGATAACCTTTCTTAATTGCTTTACCTAGGCCTACAACACCGCCAGCGGCAGCGCCTATGCCTTTGCCTAACATACCTACACCTTTGCCAACAGCACTACCAATTTTATTAGCTATTGGACCTTCGTCTAACTGTTGACTTTCTGTTAAAACTTCTGCGATTTTCATGTTATTGTGTTCCTAATTGTTTTTGTAGGTAAGCTACTAGGCGTTGTTTTTCTTTGCTCTTAAGTTTTGGCACAAGATCTTTTAATTCTTTATATGACATTGCCACAGCGCCCGTTGAAGGGGGTTGATCACCTCCTGCTGCGGGCTGAGCAGCTATCTTCATATCTGCATATACCTTATTTATGATATCATCTGCAATGCCCTGACTGCTTAAAAGTTGGCGTAGCTCTTCACTGTCTGTAGGTGATCCTGCTTTTACCCAAGCAGAATTTAGTTTATCTGCTGTAACTTTGGTAGTAATGTTCTGTGCCTTTTTACCAACCCATGCTGCACCTTTCTTTAGGAGATCCATTGGACCTTCTTGTAGGATAGCAGCCTTGTTAAACATCATGTAAACTTGTCCCTCACTTAACGGACGAGTTTGACGATAAACACTTTCTTGTTTTTTCTTCTGCATGCCACCAGCTTGTGCTGCGCCTTGAGCGGCAGCAGCTAAGAAATCTGTAGCCATACTGGCAGCTTCAATACCCTGCTGAATCATCTGTCGTGTTTCAGCAGTTTTAGCTATATCTGCTAGATATTCTGGAGACTTAAGAACTGCTATAGCATCATTAGCCTGCGTCCAAAGTGTTTTACTAAGTTGATAATCTCCTGCTTTCCAAGCATCTGCTGCTTCGTTGGCTAGGTCTCTGATTGGGCCAACATCTTCTGGTTTACCCACAAGGTCCTTAAAGGAAAAACTTGCCGATCTAGTGCCTAATTCGCCACCAACCTCGTCATAAAATCTTGACCAATTTAGTTTAACCGCACCCGGAAACATATTGTCTTTGACCATAGTAAGGCCATTACTCAAAGCGTCGCCAATTAATTCAAAAGTTTTACCTGCAATAAAACCGTAGGCCGCAGTCTTAACACCCTTGCCTATAGCAGTAGATAGTTTTTCACCTTTAAGCAATTCTGCTGAACCTCTAAGTATCTGACCAGCTATGGCAGCACCTACTGGACCTGTGCCCAATGCTGCGATAGTGGTTAGAACACCTACAATGGCTGCTGTCTTACCAGGATTATCTCTAGCCCACTGACCTAATTGTTCAGCCTGCGCAGCTACTTTAGGAAATTTCTGTGATATCTTTGCTTTTAGATCTTCAAACTTTTGGTCAAATGCCTGTACCGGACGAGTATCCTGTAGCCATTTGCCAATGTTATCTATAGTTTGATCAACCTTTTTAGCCGCATCTACACCTAATCCAGCTAGTGTACGATTGTCACCACCTGCGGTCACTTCTTTTTCAACAGCACCAAATAGGCTCTGTATTTGATCAGGTGCAAGACTAGCTTCTACTAAAACTTCTAGGTCATTGTAGATACCCTCAACAATAAATCGTTGCTGATCTGTTAATCCATTACAGGATTCTGTTAGGATACCACGTCCGTGTTTTAGTTGTTGTTCGATTAGATGTTTGACTTTCATAGGTTTTATGATCTGATAAGTTATTTATTTAAGAAACGAGCTTGCGCTCGTTTGCGTTTTCGCTCGCGCTCAACGCATTTTTTCTTCTTCTAACAGTTTAGTGATACTGCGAAGCAGTTTAAATATTATCTAGATCTAATGGTCACACTAAGCCCGTTGCCGGGCCAAGTTAACATTATCTGAGTCAGCAAGTCACACAGCGTTATGGCGTTACAGAGGCGGTTGTCCGGTACCTCGAGCCATGTCTTTTACAACGGCGTTATACTACTCAACGCTATCTGGGTAGTATAAGTGCAGGTTTTCCCTGCTCATTTTGCCTATACAATATTTTTTAACAACCAAATCACAGGTCTTAAGTGATCATCATCCTTACGGGTAGTGGTTGAGTACTGTTACGGCACAGATTTCTGTCCCCATGCATTTAAGCTGGTTATCTTAGGCGCACGAAATTAGCCTGCGCGAGCTTTAACCGTTTAGTTGTTTGCCTTTAATATGGGAGCCGTGGACTCTTACTTGTATGTGCCCGTTGTAGTATTCATCTGATTCTAATACACGCCTTGAGAATTGCTCTCTTGCCTCTACGTAGCTACATTCTGCCTTGCTTTTGCAGTAATAAAGTATGTCCCTGCGGAAATTTTGTGTGCCTAACTCTGCAACATCTTTAAGTAATGCGTCATTGGAGCCATAATAGTCTTTCCAATCTGATTCTATTTTGCCTTTAATGCGTTTACGTTTTTTGTTACCGTTTTTGAGCTTGACTGTTTTGTAGGTTGTTTTTGAAAATTTTGCTAATTTTTTGCCTATGTACTGCCGTCCAGAAATTAGATTTGTAATGTTATAAACAAATCCAACACAATCTTCGGGTAGACTATCAATTAATTGATTCTGGTGGTACCAGGACATCAACTAGTTATTTTTTTAGGCCTTCCCGGTTTGCGAATTCTGGTTTTGTTTCTAACATCACGTTTAGCCTGAACTTCTTTGCGCCTTATACTTGCGTATCTACGAGCCTCTGAGAGCCAATATCTTGCCTTTATGCCTGCGGCATCATTATTTTCATACTCAAACTTATCTTGCCACTTGCAATATTCTTGCACAGCTCTTACAAGAAGCTCGTGAGCCTCTTCACTCACTCCATAATCTCCACATCGTTTGAGTAACTAGTGAATCCATTTTCTTTTATAACCTTTAGTACATGGTTAACTCTACTGGTTAGATCATCTCTGTGACTGATTAAGAACACATTTTTTTGACGTTCACGAGTCATCTTCTTTAGTACAGCAATGCTGGATTCAACACCACTAGCGTCCATACCGCTGTCAACAAGTTCGTCAATGAACAGTAGATTAATACTTTGATAGAGGTTCTCCCACACATCGCGGAACGCCCAACTCAGACTTAAAATAAGTCTGTTTCGTTCTCCACGACTTAAATTATCAAAGTCTAGATCCTGGCCAAGTTGGGTAATAACCACAGTGAGA